GTGACACCGATAGCCTCCTGTAGGAACTTTGCAGCCCTCCCAGGCCCACTGTTGATCGCAGTGTCAAACACACAGTAGTCGATCCCGGTTGGCAGATCGTCACCCTTCACCGCATCCCAATATTTCTGTCGGTAGAGCGGCATGACATCAGCAGGTGACAGGTTTCTCATGTCTTCTGCGCTGACAGGATGACCACACCACTTCTCCCAGGTTGCCTTTGTGCATCCAAGGTTAGTGATCCCACCAGGATCTTTCGGGTGGTCAACGTATCCACCCTCGTGATGCAGCACAAAATCCAGACACTGCGGAAAGTTTCCCTTCACTTTTTAGCCCTCATGTCAATGATCACTTGGAATCCTTCTTGGCGAAGATTTTTTCTGCGGTTCTTCCACCAAAATAGGCCAGCATAATCAACTGACCCCATTCCCCTAAGAGCTTAACGTAAGACTCATTTACGCTCCACCCAAAAGCAGAAGCAGAAGCAAACACAAAATAGGCGCACAAGATCGCAATCAGCGTCATAGGTCTGATGTTCTTCGACAGCCATGAGTCGCTGCCCATGTCTGATTTCCAGCGATCCGTAACATTTTGCTGCTCTGCCTTGAACAACTCGGTTTCGTTAGCCATCTTTGCTAACTCACCGTTTTGCTGCATCAGCGCAAGCTCTGCTTGAGCCTTGGCTTTAGCCTCTGGATCGGGGATCACCTTATCAAGGATCTTCCCTGCAAACGGCAGCAACGCACTAATCGCTGGCAGCATTGCGCTTCTCCAGTGCTGATGACAATGATTTCCGGCCTACAACACCACCAATCGCGCCGATACACAACAACATAATATCTTTCAGGATAGCGAGGAATGCTTCATCAATTGGACTGATCCTCTCCATGTCATGCTCGACAAACAGCACACCACCAAGGATCGTCAGCACAGAAACAACAAGGATGCCGGTCAGTGACAGAGTGATAACTGCCCAAACTCTGACCTCGATTTCTTCGTTGGTCATTCCATTTTCTCAACGATGAATGCAATCATGTGATAAATGATGATGCCGCCCATCGCTAAAGCAATGCTGATGAAAATACCATCTGCACTCATGCGGATCAGTTTCTTGCGTCTACGAATCTGCTCGTAGATCATTTTTTCACGCTTTTCCTTTATACCTCGGCGCATCATGATGAACTCGTTATAACCTTCTTTTCCGAGCCACCACAGTTCACCCAGCGTAAACATATGCCGGATCTCTTCCTCCATCTGCTGGATCTTGATCTTGGCAGCATAGGTGTCGAATGCTTCAGCAGTCGCTGACTTCTTCCACACCAGTTTCTTGAAGATCGGAGGAGGCTTGTTTGCATTCTCCTCCTCTGTCCTGATCCATTCTTGCAGATCAGCAACAGCACCAGCCCATTTTCCTAGCTGACCAAATACATCTTCAGCTTCCCTGCCAATCTCAACTGCTTTTTTAAGACCGTTGAAAACCGCAGTTGCTGTGGCCAGCAGGGTAACTGGATCAAGCATTACCTCACCCAATTATCCCAGGCTGTTTTCATGACCAGCAGAGCAGCACCGATACCTGCTAACCACTTCATGAACGCTACAAGCGTCTGAGCGGTTCTCCAGGCTTCTGCAAGGTCTTTGATACTGTCGTTGAGACTGTCGACCTTCTGCTCAAGTTTCTCAACGTGAGCGCGGAGTTGTTCTACTTCGCTCATGACAATCACTCGTAGATGATGTTAACTGAACCAGCATCAAACGCATCAGTTCCGTTTGTTGCTGTCAACCTAACTCGATCCAGTGTCGCAGACAAAGTTTTAGATCCAGCACCAGCACCGACAACCTGACCACCTTCAGAGTAGATATTAGAAGCGTAAACCCACTCGTTTCCAGTTATATTGACAATAGTAATCACACCGTGTCGAGCATAGGAAGCAACAGCAAGATTGTTGGGATCAAGCAGAAAGCCGGTTGTTGATGTAGCAAATGCTCCAGCACTGTCACCGAAAGAAGCTCCGCTCTTGTACCCGGTTGTTTCAACACCACCAGAATCACCGAGTTGAACAATAACAAAGCTCGTACCATTGGTGCTAACACCACTCAACATAACAGTAATACGCTTCACCCAAGACGGAATGCCAGTGAAGTCAATGAATGTTCCGCTAGTGGTTGCCTGTGCGGTAGCACGAACCAACGCACCTTGCCGCAGAGCATCCGGAGTGATTGCCCTGGTAGTATCCGTTCCCGTCTGAACTTCTGCACTGGTGGCAAGCTCTACAGCACCGACATAGGTGGTCGATGCAGACTGCTTCAACGCATCAAACGCAGCAAGTGCAGTCGTCTGACCAGTCCCACCATTGGCAATAGGCAGCGTTCCAGCAACCTCAGAACCAAGTGCAACAGTCGCAGAGGTGGTGACAGCAGAAGTCCCCGCACCCTTCAAGAACTGACCGGATGCCAGAGTCGTCACCCCGGTTCCACCGTTGGCAACAGCAACAGTACCGGTGACGTTTGTAGCGTTGCCAGTGACATTGCCAACAAACCCTGCACTGGTAAACCGACCGACAGCAGATCCACCAGCAGCAACACCTAGCTCGTTTGCAGTGACACGATAAAAACCAGTGTCTGTATCACCGTTGAACGTCCAGGATGGCGCAGCAGCGGTTCCTGCTGGAGCAATGTAGATGTCCTGTGCGCCAGATTGCCATTCCTTCAGGTCTGACATCAGCGTCCGAATTGCATTGTTGATTCCAGACGGAGCGCAGCCTTCAGCAATGTTAATGCTGTTGATGTCTGTGTTGAGGTCTGGATCGGTATCGAACTCAGAGATCTTAGTCTTTGCCATGTTTACTCCTCGCTCAGGCCAAAGACCTGACCATACCCAAGTTTCAGTGCGCGTTTCTGGAGTTCCTTGGACAACGGAACCATTTCAGCAGTTGTTGCTCTACGCATCAGTCTAGCAGCCAGTTTAGGATCCAGCATCGCATCAACGATGACCTCTCGGATTGCGTCATCTGTTCCGTTATAAAGCCAGTTCATCGGAGCAGCAACTTTCTGCAATGCTTGAGGAACATCACCAAACATAGACCTTCCAGCAATCGCCCCCATCATGTTTGCAACAGATAGGTTGCGGAACGTGTTGGAGCCGGGTTGCTGCGTAACATTAAATGTTGCCTCATCTAAATCATTGCTAACCTTTTTTAGCACAGCAAGCTGAGTCCTAGACAATCCAGCCTTTTCAAGATCCTTTTCTGCTGCCCTGATAGCGTTAACAAAATTACGCTGCGAGAGCATATATTCCATCTGGTTAGATGGTTCATTGATAACAGGAGTTGTTCCAACAACTTTGCCGCGTATTGTTTGAGCGCCAACAAGACGATCAATGCCTGTACTAGCTCTTGCAAACTTCTTGAGATAGTCAGAGTAACCTGGAGCAACGTCGTTAATCTGCTGATCCAGCACACGCATGACATCGCGCAATTCACCAGCAGCAAGACGAAACACACCTTGATCTTTATCTAACAAACCTTCTGCTGCGTCTCTAAGGTCTTTGCGAACCTCATATGCCTGTTGCGGAGTAAATACAGGAGCATTAGGATCAGTCAGTTTTGCCTTAGCAAAATTCATGGCTTTTTGTACAGCAGTCCTCCTGCCAGCATCAGAAGCCAAAACCTCGTCAATCTTGTCTACAACTGATTGAACCCGAGGAATAAACTCATCAGGTGTAACAGTAACTCTTGCAAACGCTTCTTCTCGCAATGGATCAGTGACTGACTTACGCTTGTTTATTGCAGCAGTAACAGCTTCTTCGTTTTTTGCAAGCCTATCCAGAACTGCAAGCCTTGCTCGATTGGCAGACATCATCTGCTCTGTAAACTTACCAGTGACATCCAACCCGCGAACAGCAGCAACATTGCCAGCAAGACCAACATCCCGAGCAGCCTGTGCTGTCGTCGGCGTGTAACCCGGAACACCAGCCTGATATGCCTCCAGATTGCGTACAGCAGCCTCTGGATCGCGTGACAACTGACGGAGGATGTTCCCTACGATCACCTCTCGTCCAGGCTCTGTGAACGGTCTTACAAGCTCTCTGCCACCCCTGGCTGCTGCCTGACCACCCAACAACGCAGCAGTGCCTACAGACGGAACAGCCATGCCAGCAGCAATGCCAGCACCAACCTGACCCAATGGCCCTAGACCTTCTTCCCGAGCCACAGCAGAACCCAACGCACCAGCACCACCAGCAGCGATCTGGAATGCAGGAGATTGCGTCAGAAGTTCTTTTGTCGCTTGCAGACCAGCAGCACTAGGAGCAAAAAGCTCGACTGCCTGACCAGGAGCAGGAGGTGTAACCATCGTGCCTGGAAGCATCCTACCAAGACCAGACGCACCCAACACACCGAATCCAGCAGATGAAATGTCTTGCACAACCCGCTCTTGCGGAGTCTCTGGCTCAGGCAATCCAACCCTGGTCATCAACTGCTGTTGAGCCTGAGATGGCATCGGAATCTGCTTGCCGGTGATCTGGTTGATCAGAGACACCAGAGCATCAGACGCCAGCGCAGGAAGACCGGTAACACCAGAGACTGCTGCTCTACCAGTAAGACCAACTTGCCGACCGATTTCAGCAGCAACACCTCTAGGCTCAGGTTGTTGACGCGAACCTAGAAACTCAGCAATAGCGCGGTTGGCTTCTTCCCGAGATGTTCCATCCGGGAACTCAATCTTTCCAACACCAGGGACATCGATAATCATTGCGCTTCCTCGATTCGTCTGGTTTGCGGATTGTATCGAAGCTCAACCTGTGGTCTTGCTTGGCGCAGAACTCGTGCCGGAGGAGTAATTTGAGCGCCAGGAATAGTTTGGATACCACGCGCAGCCGGGCCAGCTTCTACCACAAGACCAGATTCAGCCTGTTGACGCAGCAATGCTTTTTGCCTGATCGTTTCAGGCTTATCACCATACTGCGGGAAGAATGTCTTAATTTCGTCTGCCATCTCATCAGCGCCGATGACAGCACCAGACTCCTTACGCAGCTTTGCACGAACCCATGCTTGTTGAGCTTGCAGTACCCTCTGCCGGTTTTCGCTACTGCCCAACCGCTCTAAGGTTTGACCAACCCAAGGAACCGAGCCAGCAGCAGACTGCAACAGGTTTGGCGTTGAATAAGCCATTTCTGCTGTGATCTGTTGACCAGACGCATCAACCACAGGTTTGCCAGCAGGATCAACCAAAGGCTGATCAAACACGCTAGACGCACCGCGCATTACACCAAGGAAGCTCGCTGCTTTTGCTTGTCCTTCTGTCGGAGGTTTGTCAGCACCCATCGGCAGAACAGGAGCGCCACCAGCAGCAGTAACAGGTTGTGCAGCAGCACCTGGAGTTGTCGGAGCGTAAACGAATCCTTCTGGCGTTGACAAAATGTCGTATCCACCTCGTGCAAACTCCCGCTCCCGCAGATCAAGCAGCCGAGTTTCTCCAGGTGTAAGCGTTTTGTTGATCCGAGACATGATTCGTCCAGTCGTCTTGTCACGGAACAAAATCTCTGACCCGGTATCAACCTTCTCCTCTGACGGTAGTGGTGCAGCATCCACAATACGCATACCGCCAGACTTGCTAAACAGAACAGATGTCGGACGGTTGTTGACCAGCATGGTCTGCGGAGTCGTGGAATATTCTTCTCTTGGGCCAGCAGCCAGTTCCTGCTGTTTGGTCAATCCCTCCACCAGATCCTTAAAGTCTTTCGGACTAAGGAATGACCTAGCAAGACTCAACGCTTGTTGATTCAACACAGGTCGATTTAGCGTCCCTGCCTCGGCAGACTGGATCAACGCAGCCAACGGATCAGCAGCCTGTGCGCCAGTAGTTAGTGCTTGCTGACGCTCAGTCGTCATCAACTGCGGCATGATGCCTTGCAAGGCTCTCTGCTGTTGCTGCAACCTCTGCTGTTCAGCCAGCTTCATCGCCATCTGCTGACCTTGGATCTGCTCTGACAGCGCACCTCGATAAGCCTGTTGACCAGCCTGGAGTCCAGCACCGATAGCCTGACCGATGTTGGTTCGCTGTCGACTAGGGCCACCGGCTTGCAACAGACCAGCAGCCAGACCTAGCAGACCCTGCTGTCGAGCCTGTTGAAGTGCAATCTGCGACTCATCTCCGAGCAACCCAGAGACATACTGTGGCTGCGGAAAGAGTCGATTCAGGATTTCTTCCATCATTCACCTCACAGCAGAGACAGTCTGCGCGATTCAATCGGCTCAAGGTCTTGCAGGAATGGCACAGGAGGCAATCCAAACCTTCTTTGCATGGTCATCATCCTGCGATCCATCGGGATGGTGTCAAACATTCCAGCATCGATAGCGCGGATCTGATCGAGTGTGATCGGAACCTGCTGACCAGGACGCAGCGGCATAGCCTGTGCCACAGGAGCTTTAGGCTGCATGGCTCCAGCCAACTGAGCGCCGGCCATGAGGCTTGCAGGAGTAGTTGCTTTGGACATGAATCCAGCCAGAGGTGACGCAGGAGCAGCAGCAAGTTGCGTTTCTAGCGCCATGCCAGGGATAAAAGTTCCTCCAGCAGCAGCACCAGTTCCGGCAGCACCTGCGGCTCCAGCACCAGCAGCAGTGCCGCCCATGAGAGCAGGAGCAACAGTACCACCACCGAAACCAAGAGTCGCTCCAATGAGCGCACCCTTGATCGGATCTTTCTTATTCGTGGCAGCACCTGCGACAGCCCCTATTGCGGCAAGAGTTACGGGATCAGCCATGTTTCACCTCATGCCGTAGTGTTAGAAGGACTCGGTTGATTGAATGCAGACACCAGCGCAGCACCACCGAGCAGAGACGCAGCAGGGTTAGTGTAGGACGGTGCAGCCTGTTGAGCGCCAGCAGGGAAACCACCGAGAAACGCACTGTACTGCTGAAGTGCCCTGAACGGAGCTTCCTGCTGAAAGTTGTATCGATTGATAGCGTCTTGCAATGCTTGACGCTGATACTGTTCCTGCAACTGACCAGCTTGCATCAACCGCTGCGCTCCAAGGTAATCCTGTTCAGCAAGACTAGGAGCAAGCTGCGCTGCTTGCAGCATTGCATTCTGTTGAGCCTGTTGCGCCTGGGTTTGTAGTTGACGCTCAAGACCGTAAGTCTGGAATCCTAGACGCTCACCCAAACCGGACAATCCAGATGCAAGAGCTTCCGCTGCACCTGCTTGCATTTGCCCCATAGCAGCAGAACCGTATCTTCCTGCGCGAGAGGCTTGCGAGGTGACGTTGCCGATCTGCTGCTGGAACTGTTGTTCCAACGGTCTTGCAAGAGATGCAAACGTGCCTTGCAGGAACGGGTTATATCCGAGCATTGACCCGCTTGCAGTAGCTGCCAATGGACTCTGACCAGCAGCAAGTTGCTGTACGGTCTGTTGAGCCTGGGAAACTAGCGGAGATCCTGCCTGTGCGCGTTCAGCAGCAGACTGAATCGCTTGAGTCGTAAAGTCTGAAGGCCCGACATAGGTTTGACCAGAAAAAAACTGCGGGACAAAACCCGCTCTCATCTCGCCAGTCGTCGGATCTTTGAACTGCAATTGCCCTGTCTGGAACAGACTCTGAGCGCCACTCAGACCCTGCTCAACAAACGGAACAAGTCTAGGATCAATCCTAGTTTCGGTTACTTCCGGTCTGCTTCTGGAACCCATGTTTCACCTCTGCAATCCATTTGACAGGCTGAAATCCGTATCTGCCTGCTATCTTCGCCCACCCAGGACGATTGCTGTCGAATGAGATTTTACGCGCTCCACCCGCTAGCGCAATCTCATGGGCATGACGGAAACCATCTCCCATCAGAAACTTGCCCCAACCAGCCCAAATGTGCAGAGTGTCACCCATCGGTTGCAAAACTCCAAACCCGACAGGATTTCCGTCCTCTACCATCAACCAGAGCATGGATCGACCCTCAAAACAGTCGGCATAGATGTCTTCCGGTATCCACTGATCCCTGCTTGCCCTCTTGACCTCCAGCAGTCCTGGCCGTACAAATTCCCACACTTCCCGCAACTTCTGCGGCTCCACAAACACTCTAACCGAGGACGACATATCGATACGTCTTATCCGCAGTCGAGTTGGCAAAATGATTAACTGTGCATTCGCCTTGCAACTGATTGGATGCGTAAATGTCAGACGAAGATGACTCGTCTACCTTGTTGATCGTGACGATTGCGCTTGGTGTTGTCGGTCGAGTCGGATTCGTTTGCGCTGCAAGCTGTTCTAGACTTACATTCGTCGAAGTAGTAGACCACATCAACTGAACATAATCACCTGCTGCCATTTCCAAGTAAAAATTTAGAGCAGCAATCAAATGCCCATCCGTACCACCATGAGAATTAGGCACTGAAAACTTACTGTTTGATCCAGCAATATCCGTACCGTTTTTCCTGAACCAAACGTCTACATCTTGGATCGCCACATTAGTGTTGGCAAACTGGAACGAAAACTGAATGTTGTACACACCAGCAGATCGGACAGTAATCTGAGAACTGCTGACAATAGCAACACCAACAGCGTAATCCGTCGTGTTGAGCGTAACGGCATACGCAGCAGTCGTACTCGCAGCATTCTGGTCTGTCGTGTCCTGAAATGCCCCGTATGGGACTGCATCTGCTATGGCAGCAGCAGAGTATGGGACAAACAAAATAATGCTGTCAGGGCTGATCCTAGCGTCGTACAGGGTCGTTGTCGTAGCGTTCCCTGTTGCCAGAGTCACCAACCCAACAGAGTTGACTTTGCCATCCAGAACTCGATTGACAACTTCAGCAACCTCTCGCTGACTACCACCCTGCTGAGGCAACCTGCGAAACATCAGCGCCCACCAACAGGCACAATGTCCACATCAACACCAACAGCAGTATCGTAGTTCCCTGTCGGGGTGATACTCAGCCGATGGTAGTTTCCCCTGGATCTGAGACTCACCCGGTTCTCGCTGTCAGCAGCAACCGCTGTAGAGTAGCTTATAGCCCCGTCCAAGCGTTTTCTGCTTGCGACTGATACCGTAGCACTACCGTTGTCGATCTGTGGCCTAGCGAGCCGTATAAGCGTTTCCTGGCCCTCTACGGTGATGTCACCTGTGTTGATCGTTCCAGTGAGATCAGTTCCAGCAAAGGTCACAATCCTGGCCCCGGATACACCACCCAGGATCAGTTTGCCACCAGTCCACAAACGCGAGTCCAGAGAGGCTGGCAACGCATCTAAACTAGCTGAGATGTTGTCCAACTGCTCCAGAGTTGTGGATGCAGTTGCAATGCTCGAAACGAAATCAGCACCAGAGTCACCGTGTGACCAACGATCCGTTGACCAGTTGTAGATCAGGATCTTCTGGATGTTGAAGATGTCCCGGAAGCACCAGATCACCAGCTTGTTGACCGGATCAACAGCAGCACTCATCTTCGTGAACTGAGATGGATCTGCGTTAGCGTAGAACCACCTATCAACCCGCTCTGCACCGATAGGCTTGACCTGCTGACCATCGGTCATGAAGAACCCGTCATCGCTCAGGAAGAACGTCATCGGGCCATACTGAGTGATAGATCGAGACTCGTAGCAGCCTACATTCCTAGCAATGTTGTCGAACTGAAAGAACAGCGGTGCGCCAATGTAGGTCATGCGATATAGACCACGCTCCATCAGCACAACACCGAACTCACCGCCAGTTATGCCACGGATCTCGCCACCATCAGGGATGTCCTGAGTGTCGGATTGGCTCGCAGCACCAGGAGTCCAGTCGGTTTCATCGTTGATGTCCGACCACAATACACGGTTAGGGTAGGTTGAGGTCTTGCCAGCAACAACAAAGTCCCGCACAACGGTCACAAACGATGCTGTGGGAGCAGCAGCAGCAAGGTCAGCAAACCTTGTGCTGGATGCCATGTTCCATGCTTGCAGCTTGTCGACACCGTTGGACGCGATCACCTGCGATCCAAACTGACAGAACTGCCAGAAGTCAGTTGTGGAGTAGGCAGTCGGAGTCCTGGAAACATCATCCAGATCAGCATCAGCAGGGTCGAACTTGAAAATTTTGGTAGCGCCAGCAGCAAACAGAGTGGTAGCGCCAGCCCATCGACCAGGGAACACCGTCAGCAGATTTTGGCTTGCAGCATCAGACAGGTTTGCAGTCCCGTTGAGAGACGCATACCCGGATGCTGTAGGGTAGATGTTCTTAGCCTCGGTCAGGTTCCCAGAAACCCCTGGCCGATCTGGTGTCCACTGACCAAACTGGA